GGCCGCGACGTTCGCGACGACCCCGGCACCTGCCTGGCTCGCCACCGCCGCGGTGTCCGCCGGCAGCTGCGCGAGGTACGCCTCGAGCGCCTTGATCTGCTCCTCGTTGACCTGCGCAGGGTTCGCACCGAAGAGGCCGTCGACCGCCGACCCGAGCACGTTGCCTCTGGCGAAGTCCGCGAAGCCGTAGATGGCCCCCTGGACGCCGTCGAGCTGCTCCGGGATGGCCTTGAGCGCGGCGAGCTTCTGCTCCGCCTCGGCCCGGGTCGGCGCATCGGCAAGGAGCTGCTTCATCGAGTCGTCGATGCCCGCCGCCGCCTCGATGTTCTTCTGGCGCATCTCGCCGGCCTGGGCCAGCTCGTCCGCGATGACGAGCGCCAGGCCCACGCCGGCCGCGGCCTTGAACGCCATCCCGAACTTCCCGCCTGCGAGTGTGCCGAGGCTCTCGGCACCGGCACCCAGCTTCGAGGCGAGTGGTCCGAAGAGCCTGTCCGCGACCCCGACGGCCCCCGCGAGCGCGGACGAGAACGCCTGCCCCGCCCGCGACCCGAGGCCGCGGAAGAGCGGGCCGATCGCTCGGTCGAGGCCGAGGGACTTGCCGAAGCTGATTGCCGAGACAGCACCGGTCAGGACCGGTCCGACCTGCATCCCGAAGCCACGGAGCAGCGACAGCGCCCCGTTGACGGCGAGCTTCACCTTCGACGTCAGGGTGTCATCGAGTGCCGCCGCCGCGTCCTCGGTCTTCCCCTGGACCTGCGTCAGCTCGAAGCCGAACCGCGACAGGTCACCACCGGAGGTCTGGAGCGCCTGGGCGAGCTTGGGGCCCGCCTTGGCGCCGAACACATCGATCGCCTTCTGGGCCCGCTCGAACGGGTCGACCGTGGTCGCGATATCGACGAGCAGCGCCTGGAGCTCGTCGGGGGACTGCACCTTGCCGAGCGCCTTGGTCATGCCCGTGACACCCGCCGTGGCGTCGACACCCGCGGCGTTGAACAGGTTGATGAGCTCGGTGCCCTGCTGCCAGTCCATGTTGGCGCCCTGGAGCACGGGTGCGAGCTTCGCGAGCACGTCCTGGGAGTCGGCGATGGATCCGCCGTAAGCCTGCTGGCCCGCGATGAGGGTGTCCATGACCGCGCCGGTGTCGGCGGCGGTGAGGTTCCAAGCGTCGAGGATGTCGTCGAACGCGAGCACCGCGTCGGCGCCCTGGCCGGTAGCCCGCTCGTAGCGGAGGAACGAGTCGAGGCTCGCGTCGGCCGCGTCGCCGGTCAGGCCGAGGTCCGTCCGGATGCGGGTCGCGCTCGTCGCGATGTCGTCCATCGACACGAGCGATGAGCCCGCGGCGGCGTTCACCACATCGGCGAAATGGCGTGCCTCGTCGGCCGATGCGCCCGTGTCGGCCTGGAAGCGGGCCGCCCGGTCCTCCATCTCGAGGGCACCCTTCGCAGCCAGGCCGAGGCCACCGCCGATGAGCGTGCCCGCGACCTTCATGGCCGTGCCGGCACCGCTGGACAGGCCACCGATGCTCTTCTCGGCGCGGGCGACGCCCTGCTCCACGCCGGTGGCGTCGAGTCCGAGCTTGATGAGCAGCGAGGCGAGGGTGCCGGGCATCAGCTCACCGCCGTCGCACGGCGCATCGGACGCCGCCGGCGAGATCCGCGCCCGGTCGGGTCATCACGAGGGAGCCACGAGAGGAAGGACGGACCCATGAGACTGACGACGACGACGCAGGTCTCCGTCGACGGCGTGATGCAGGGACCGGGTGGGCCGGAGGAGGACGAGCGCGGCGTCTTCGAGCGTGGTGGATGGGCGCACTTCGACCACGAGGCCTCGATCGTCATGGACGAGATCTACGAGCGCGCCGACGCGTTCCTCTTCGGGCGACGGACCTACGAGGTCTTCGCCGGCTCCTGGGGCTCGTGGGCAGATCCAGGCGACAGCCCCATCTGGACCGCGCTGGACACCAAGCCCAAGGTCGTCGCATCGTCCACGCTCACCGACCCCCAGTGGGCGAACACGACCGTCCTCTCCGGTGACGTCGCGGCAGCCGTCGGTGAGCTGAAGGCCAGGCCGGGACGCGAGCTGCAGGTGCACGGCAGCGGCGTCCTGTCGCGGTGGCTGCTCGACCATGACCTGGTCGACGAGCTCAACCTGTTCATCTTCCCCGTGGTCGTCGGCCAGGGCACGCGCCTGTTCCCGGACACCGGCCGGGACTCGGCGCTCGAGCTGGTCCGATCGCGGACCACCCCGAGCGGCATCACCATCCAGGTCTATCGGCCCACAGGGCGCCCGCGGTACGCGACGCCAAGGGCTGACGCGGGCGCCTGACGGTCGTGCCGCGGTCAGCGGGCTGCTCACCGCCTCCGGCCGCCGAACGCAGCCATCGCGGCGTCGATCCGCGGGCGCAGGCTGTCCTGGTCCGGCTCCGGCCGGGGTCCACGCCGGCGCAGGAAGTCGTCGGGCGTCCAGGGGGTCGTGCGCCGCCTCGGGTCCCGGTTCACGTTCGCGATGAGCGCCATGAGCTGGGCCATCCGCTGGTCCTCGGCCTCGGGTCCGAATGGCTCCAGGCGGGCATAGGCCAGCCACTCGGTGAACTCCCGCGAGCTCACCGCGCGCTGGCAGGCGGCGACGGAGGGATGTCCGAGCGCCAGCGTCAGTCGGAACCAGAACCGACGCTCGGGTCGTTTCCCAGCGCGACCGTGAGCTCATCGACCTCGTCCTCCGCCAGGCCACTCAGGCGCTGGGCGACCCGGAACACCCGCTGTAGGGCGGACGCGTTCTTCCGCCCGAGCGCTGCCACCTGGCCATCGGTGAACACCCGGCTGTCGTCCGCCTTGCGCACCGATGCCGCCACGAGCTTGGCGCGCATGTCCCGCAGGTTGACCTCGCGGCTCTTCCCCCGGCTCTCGAGAAGCGATACCTCGAAGGCATCGCGCTCGGTGCCCGTGAGCGAGCGGACCCGCAGGCGATAGCCCCACTCCGGGACATCGACCAGCTCGTCCTGGAGATCCGGGAGGTCGAGGACCGATGCGGCGTCCTCAAGGAGCGGCAGCTCCTTCGTCCTCGTCGCCATCACGGTCCCACCGGGGGAGCGAACACCGGGGCACCCGACGGGCGCAGCTTCACGTCGGCCGAGAGATGACCGTCGACCGGCGCGCTGTTGGAGAACCCGGTGACATACGCCGAGAAGGTCCAGGTCGAGCCGTCGGGGTAGGTCAGGACGTACTCGTCGAGCGAGCGGTCGGCCCAAGCCGCCAGGAGCCCGCTGTCGTTGTCGTGGGAGGGATCCGATGGCAGGAACACGAGCGGGAAGCTCATTTCGCCGGTGCGCTTGATGGTCGGGATGAACTCCTCGACCCCATCGGGGCTGTCATGGTTGGTGATCTCGTCGGTGTCCGTCGAGAGGTCAGGACCCGTGATGTCCTGGACCTGCGCGATGTGCTGGGTCCCTCGCTTGAGGGTCGTGCCCAGCGTGCCGATGGCTTCGCTCATCGTGGATGCCTCCTGTTGTGGGTGGGTGTGGTCATGTGGCCGGGCTCCACTGGACGAGGACGTCGATGATCCGCCGATACACGGCGACGTCGGGGCGCCAGTCGTCGATGGAGATGTCGACGAGCGCCGATGCGATCGCGACATCGCCCCACGACCCGGTGAACCCGTCGACCGCGGCCGACACCTCGGCCGCCAGGACATCGGCGGCGCGGGCGCTGTCCGCCCAGCACGACAGCTGGACCCGAGAGCGATCGAAGGTCGGGTGGTGCGTGCCGTCACCACCCTGGGCGTCGGTGTGGCTGTGGAGCGGGCCCTCGCCTCCGACAAGCTGGTAGGTCACTGCTGGCAGGACGGCGCCCTGCGGCAGGGTCAGCGGGTAGACCCGGTCGCCGATAGACAGCGTCGTCGACAGGTAGCCGAAAAGGCCGTCCCCGAGCGTCATCTGGCGACCTCCTCCGCGGCCTTCGCGAGGACATCACCGGCGGCCTGGACGGCCCGCGCGCTGGCGGTATCGAACGCCGGACGGGCCGACGGTTCGGCCGGCCGGTCCGCATCGCCGAACTCGAGGCGCGCGGCGTAGGCGAAGGGTTGGTCGCCATCGGGAAGCCCAGGCACCTTGCGTGGCGCCACGGAGCCGGAGGCACCAGCCTTCGTCCTGGCCGCTCGCTGTGCCCCGTCGAGGGAGCGCTGGTAGTTGGCGTCGAGGACCGGCACGCGTCCCTGCCACTCCTGCGCCAGCACACCACCCGCGGCCAGCAGGGCGTCCTTCGACGCCTTGACTCGGACCGTGTCATCGAGCTTCGCGAGCGCCGCCGCCAGCTCCGGGCCGCCTTCGAGGGTGGCCCGGAACCGCGTCGCCAGGACGCGACCGCGGCGCCCGGTGACGTTGGTGATGCGCACCGAGCGCGCCATCAGAGCGCCACCCGGAGGGCGACGCTTGCATGTCGCCGCGGCTCGTCGGAGACTCGACGGATCGTCGCGAGCGACCACGACCCGAGCGCCGCGACGCGTCTCGAGGAGGTGCGGCGATGGGCGATCCCGAGGACTTCCGGACGGGGTTCCTGGCTCGGCAGGCGGAGGCGGAGGCGGCGATGCTCCAGGGGGATGTCGAGCCGCGCTTGGCCCTCTGGTCGAGGCGCGATCCTGTGAGCTTGCGCGGCGCCTGGGGTCCCAACAAGACCGGCTGGGACGAGCTGGAGCGGACCTTCCGATGGGTTGGCGAGCGGCTCGGCAGCGTCCGCTACACCGGCTTCCGGTATGACGTCGAGGTGGCCGAGGTGAGCGCGGATGGCCAGATGGCCTACACGGTCGGCTTCGAGCGGTTCGACCAGGTGCTCGCCGATGGCGGGACGAAGCCCTGGACCGTGAGGGTCACCCATGCCTATCGGCGCGAGGACGGGGACTGGCGGATCGTCCATCGGCACGGGGACCTCGCCCCGCTCGACGAGAGTCCGCCGGCGGACGAGCGGGACGGCTAGGTCCCAGCGCCACATCAGAGCGCCACCTGCTGCGCCACGAGCACCGTCTCCCGGCGTCCCAGGGTCGGCGCGACGCGGACGATGTCATAGACCGCCAGGCCGTCCAGCACGACCATCTCGGGGCGCACCTCGGGGTGATGTCCCGCGAGCACGATGTCGTAGCGGTCCTCGACCGTCACGAAGTCCGGGTCACGGGACTCCTCGACCGCGGGCATGATCGTCGCGGCGATATCCGCGAGGGCGTCGATCGTCTCGTAGGCGTGAGTGACCCCGCCCGCGGGATCGCGCACCTCGACGGGTGCCTGGATGGCGACGCGGGTACGGAAGCGCATCAGCGGCTGACCGCCGTCGTGTAGGGGACGGCGTGTGGGACGGGCGGGTCCGCGGGACGGATGGCCCGCAACAGCTCGTCGCGTTGGCGCAGGTACGTGCCGTACGTCTCCGACCAGGGCCCGGCACCCTGTGCCGCCATGCCCGGCTGGACGTTCAGCTCGAGCTGGCAGAGCTGGACGAGCACCGTCCGGCGGACCGCGGAGTCATCGAATGGCGTGTACGTCACGGTCGTCCGCTCGCCCCACGCGCGACCCCCGAGCCGTCGCAGGTAGCGCTCCTCGACCCGGTAGTCAGTCGAGTGGAGCGTGGTCTCGGTGGACCGGCGGATGTCGACCACGGACGCCACCGCGTTCGGCACCTGGCGCAGGCGCAGGAGTGCCCGCCCGGGCGCCGCGACGGTCTCGGCCACGTCCGTGACGGCGTCATCGTCGTCGAGCTCGAGTGGCCCCGCCCAGCCGGCGATGGCCAGCTCACAACTCGCGAGGATCCGTTCCAGCGCGGTGTCCGGGAGCGACGTCTCGACGTGCTCCCGGAGCTGCGCCACAGTGAGGAGGCCCATCAGGTCAGGGGGCCGCGGGTGCGAGCACCGCGAACGGGAAGCGGGTCGCCTCGGTCGACGCCTGGAGGCTGATGGGGTTGGCGACCTGGAACGCCACCCGCATGACCGCGCGCATGGCGACAGCGTCCTGCTGCGCGAGGTTGAGGATGACCTTGCCGTCGGCGTCGCTGATGACCGCCTCGGTCAGGATCTTGTAGCTGATGTCCTGGCGGACGGCGAGGATGGCCGCGCTCGTGTCGCCCGCGATGAGGTCCGCCTGCGTCGCGTCCCAGGCGCCGTTGCTGGGATACAGGATCGACTCGCCATACAGGGTGCCCGGCGTCCCCGCGGTGAGCGAGGGCTGGAAGATGGGCTGGCCGTTGTCGTCCCGGAGGCCCCGGAACGCGGCCTTCATGCCCCGTCGCGCCCAGAACCCGTTGACGTCGAAGCCGTCCTCCTCGACCTTGGCCATGACGAGGTTGACGTCGCCCGCGATATCGACCGTCGAGTCGCCGACCTCGACCACGTTGCCGGCAGCGACCGCGGCCTCGACGATGGAGTCCGGCCAGCCCGCCGGCGAGTCCGTGCCGAACAGGGCGGCGGCGTCGATCTTGGCCCCGAACGCCTCCACGAGGCGGGGCCGGACCTCACCCCAGATGTCGAAGTCGACGTCATCGAGGACGGCCTGCGGGATGGGCACGATGACCGCCAGCTCGCGGGCGTCGAGGTACTTGTTGGCCCAGTTCTGCTCGGTCGTCTGCTTGAGGCCGGTGTCGCCATCGACCCAGTAGGCGACCGGCAGGACCGAGAGCACAGGCAGCCGCTGCTGGGCCCGGCTCATCGTGGCGCGGCGGAACGACGTGAGCGCCACGGACGCGGCCGGCAGTCCCTGGATGATGGTGCGGCTGACATCCTCGGGGATGAGGGCGCCGACGTCGCTCCGGTCGATGATCGAGTCGTACGTGGGTGGCATGGGGTCTCCTTGTCAGGTGCGCCCGGCGGCGCGGCGGATGAGGCTGTTCATGTCGGTGCCGGCGGGACCGGCGCCCCGCTGACCGCCACCGAAGTCGGCGGCAGCGCCTGGTCGGGCGAGGTACGGGGAACGCGAGAGCACCTCGGCCAGGAGGCGCTCGACGTTCTTGGGCGTGCCGTCGTCCTTCAGCTCGACGACCGTCGGGTCGACGAGACGCACCGCGAGGTCGGGGTCCCGGAAGCCGAGCCTGGCCGCGGCCTCCAGGGCCGACAGCCGGATAGCCCGCTCGCGGTCCCGGGTCGTGATCGCCTCCCGTTCGGCCTCCAGCTCGGTCACCCGGCGCTGGAGCCGCTCGGTCTCCGACAGCTGGGCGTCGGTGACCTTGCGCAGGTCGGTCCGGTGCTTCGCTGCCTCCCGGCGGGCCTCCGCCAGCTCGCGCTGGAGGACGGCGACGTCGACGGTCTCGGGCGCCGGGCCGGCCGCCTGGGCCTGCGTCACGGACTCCGGGGTGCCCACCTGGGGCTGCGCGGATGCCGGCTCCTGGCCGTTCGTCGCGCTCGTGGTCTCGGGCATCGTCAGGCTCCCGTGCTGGTGGCGGCGGCCGTGAACCCGGCGCCGATGGTGGTGGTGCCGAGGACGGCGCCCGGCTCGAGGGCCGGTTGCGTCGCCCGGCGTTCGCGCATCTGGCGCACCTGCTCGGGCGAGTAGCCGAGCTGCTCCTGGGCGGACTCGAGGTCGATGACGCCCGCCTGGTACTGCTTGAGCACGGCGTCCGTGCGCACCGCTTCGTTCTGCGTCTCGGGGTCCCGCCAAATGGTCTCGGCCGAGCGGATGGATCCCCGGGCGTCGCCCATCGCGAGCAGGCACAGGCGCATGACCTCCTCCCAGCCCTCGCCGAGGTGGAGCGCGATGCGCCCGACCTTGCGGACGAGGCCGGCCTCGGAGCTCTTGAGCGACTCGCCCGAGGGCGGGATGGCCTGCGGCTGGCCGAGGAAGAAGTGGTACGGGATACGGGAGATGCTGCTGATGTGGCCGACCTCGGTCTCGATCATCAGCTTGTAGGGGAGGAGGTCGGTCGCCGCGAACTCGCCCACCTGGGGGAACGACTGATTGGGGTCCTCGGGATCCGGGCGCGGGAAGGTCCAGAGCCGGTCGACCGCGGGCTTGAAGGGCTCGATGGGCCGGCCCGTCTCGGGATCGAGGGGGATGTCGATGCCGATCGCCCAGCGCTGGCGGAACGCGGCGAACTCGGATGACACCAGGGCGTCGACCCGGTACTTGTTGATGGCGTCCTGGTTGCTCATCACCGCCGCGATCTCGGACCGCCCGTCGAGCTGGACCGGGACGCCGGTCACCGACCACGAGCGACCGGACAGGCGCGGCCGGTTCGGCAGCGGCACGACCGGCACGACCCCGAGCGGGTTCGGCAGCGGCCAGGGCTCGTCGGGCACCTCGAGCCTCATCCAGCGGACCGACGAGGACTCGAGCGCCAGCTCGCCTGTCGGCAGGTCGATCGTGACCACCGGTGCAGCCTTGCCGAGCGAGCGGTACTTGTAGACCGCGTCGGGCAGGTGGAGGTAGGCGACGAGATGCCCCGCGTCATCGACCCAGCGCTTCAATGCGGCCACCCGCTCCCGGCGGTCCTTGGGTGCCGTCTCGACGACGCAGTCGAGCGGGTCCTCGACCGTCACGACCGGGACGCCGTCCGCCTGCGGCTCGACGAGGGCGTAGGCGACGCCCTTCATGAGGGCTTCCGTGTGCGCGAGCTGCGACCCGGCATCGAGGTCGTTCTCCTGCCAGATGCGCCGCCAGATGTCCGCGTCGCCCTCGGCATCGGCGAACCGGAAGCCCTGGACCTCGAGGCGCTCGCCGGGTGCGTCGACGACGAGCGACATGAAGTTGGAGCTGAACTCGCGGAAGCGGGTGCCGAAGGCGTCCCGGAACTTCTGGCTCGCGAACGCCAGCGGCTGGTGGCCGTCGTAGTAGGCCTCGAAGGTCTCGAGGTCCGCCCGTCGGGCCTCGAGGCGGAGGAGCAGGCGCGCGAGCCACCACTCGGGACTGCCGGTGGGGGCACCGCGGAGGTCGACCGTGTCCGCCATCAGAAGCCCACCGGAGGCCGCAGGCTGCGGACGTATGGCTTCGGTGCCTCCTGCATCGCCATCGCGGTGGCCATGACCATCGCGACGCAGGCGTCGTTCTTGCGGGGCGTGACCTTCTTGGGCTTGGTCACCTTCATGCCCCGCTCGGTGAGGATCGCGGTGGTGTTCGCGACGTGCTCGGCGAGGACCGGGTCCCCGTCGTGGGCGAGCCGGCCGGTGGTGATGAGCTCGAAGGCCTGGGTGCTAGCGGGCCCCATGGTGGTCGCGTTCTGGGGGAAGTCGACCATCGCGAGTCCCTCCTGCTCCAATGTCTCGGCAGACTCGGAGAACGCCCAGCGGTCATACGCGAAGGCGGGACCCTGGAGGGCACGGCCGGTCTTCTCGTCGCGTGCCTGGGGCACCGGGAAGCGACCGCGGAGGTCGCGCAGAAACGCCCGCATCGACTCGGTGTTGACTCTTCCCGTGGCGGGGTGAGGCGGGAACACCCGCGAGCGGATCACGACGCGCTCGTCCTGGCGCTGGGCGATGACGATGGCCGACAGGTCGCTCGTCTGGCCCTTGTCGATGCCCACGCCGACCGGCAGCGCGGGGTCGAGCCCGTGGAGCGGGTCGTCCGGGTCGGGGTCGCCGGCGCGGCATGCCGACCAGGTGCCGTCGGGCAGCCAGGCCTCCTCGGTGCCCACGAACTGGTTGAGGTGATACCGCCGCCACTCCAGCAGCGCGCCACGCGACTTGAGCCGGGCGTACTCCTGGGCGAGGTACCGCCCGTCGCGGAGCCAGGACGCGGGGTTGGCACCCAGCCAGACCTCGGGGTCCTCGATGTCGGCATCCCGCGCCGCGCCGTACCACCAGATGAGGACGCCGTTGGTCCGGTCGCGGTAGACCAGCAGCGAGCCCCGCTCCTCCAGGTCCCCCGGACCGTCGAACATCGAGGCGTGGAGCTCCGACAGGATGCCCGGGCCGTCGACGCCGGCTGTCGAGATCCAGAGGGTGAAGGGCTGCTCCCGGGCGCCGGTGCCAGTGGTGAGCGCGGTGTACAGGTCCGCGGTCCGGTGGGCGTGGAGCTCGTCGATGATGTTCGCGGAGGGGTTGAGCCCGTGCTGGAGTGCCGCATCGGCGCTGAGCGACCGCATGATGCCGCCGTTGCGGGGACACTCGATGAGCGTCGTGCGGACGGTGACGTGGCGGGCGAGGCGGGGGCTCTGCTGGGCCATGCGCCGGGATTGCCCGAGCACGATGCCGGCCTGGTTGCGGGCGGCTGCGGCGACGTAGACCTCGGGCTCGGCCTCGCCGTCGGCGACGAGGAAGTAGAGGCCGGCCGCGGATGCCTGTACGGACTTGCCGTTCTTGCGGGGCAGGCCGAGGCCGACCTCGGAGTACACCCGCAGGCCCGTGACGGGATCGACCTCGAGGGCCTCCCACCAGAACGCGCGCTGCCACTCCTCGAGGTGGAGGGGCTCCCGGGCCCAGCGACCCTTGGTGTGGCGGACGTAGTGCTCGCAGAAGGCCGCGAAGCGGGGACCGCCGGTGAGGGCATCGGGGACCACGTGCTACTCATCGCCGCCGCCCACCACGCGCAGCCTCGGTGGCGGGCCGAGGACATCATCGATGTCACCCGCCGTCGGACCCGGCTCGACGCGCAGGCCCGCCCGGGCGGACGGCGACAACCCCAGTTCGCGGGCGAACAGGCGCACCGCGTCGGCGTT